GCAGATGCCTGGCACTCTTTCCAGAGCATCGTAGGGTCCATCTTCTACTACTTCACAAACAGGATCTTTCAGCTCTATTGGTCCTTCGTTAATGACTTCACAAGTGAAGCCATTCTTCCGTCCTTCAATGACGTTATCCCAGAATGCCTTCATCTTGTCAAAGTTGCGCGAAAACCACCCGCGATCTCTTTTGACGTTGGTGACAACAAACTCCTCAGGGCCCTCGCCCTCGGGTCTGTACTGGATGAAATCACACTCCTCCAGGTCCAGAATTTCCATATTCAATTGGATCTGGGCAATGTAGTGTTTAGGAACGGTCACCTCGATCTTCCTGGTCAAAGGGCACTTGATTTCTATAAGGCGGCCACACTCCGTGATTCCATCAGCCGATCCCCCGAGCCACTTGTGCACTGGGTGCTGAACGAGTCCAATCTCGTGGCTCTTCTTGTCGTGCCGCGCGTCATACAGGTCGCGCGCGATGGGCTCCAGGATCGTGCCGCGCTCAGTGGCGGCGTTCCCACTGAACTTGCGCCCGCCAACCTTCTTTATGTAAAGAGCATCTGGGCTCTCGTATGGGTTCGCCCCGACGGCAGTAGCTGCATCACTCGCAGTGAGCATGGTTTCACGGAGTGCCAGCCACTCCGGACTTCTCTGCTCGTAATACGTCGCATTCAGCAGGCTTTCTATTTTTGGATGCATTTACAGGAATATCCTTATTCTTAAAACGAGCGTCAGTCTTAAGTACTATATTTGCAGCATTCTGTTCAGCTTGGCGTTTTGTAGTTGCGAATCCACAGCCACAGTCAAGTCCATCTACAATCAACTGGATGCAGAATGTACCATTCGTGTGAGATAACACATTGTACTCGGGCAAGGGGATCTTGAGAACCTGACACCACCGCATGAGCTGATCCTTGTAGTTGTCGTCGTCCAGACTTGTATTGGCCTTGCTAAACACGTCCAGAACAAAGCGCTTGGCATGGACCATACCCAAATCAAGGTAAATCGCCCCCACAAAAGCCTCGAAAACATCCTCCAGAATGTTAGGATTCATGGCCCACCCGTTGCGGTCACCCTTCTCGTCCATGAGAATCTTCTTGTCGAGACCTAGACTCTTTGAAATCTCACACAAGGTCGTGCCGCGAACCATCTTCGTACGAGCCTTGGTCAGAAACCCCTCCTGCTTCTCTTCATACAAATCAAATAGGTGCTTTGTAATTATAAATCCGAGGACACTGTCCCCCATAAATTCAAGCGTTTCATACGAACCAGTCAGACCCGAGTAACGTTTCAGGGCTGACTTGTGCGTGAAGGCGCGTTGATACAAATCAACGGATTTAACTTTTGTTCCGACGAGCTGATTGAGAAAGCTCCTGTCGAGTTGCGGGGCTTCTTCTGACATGTTATATTATTACTTTACTTTTTTTAAGTAATCTTTCGCAAGTAGGAACAAACCAAAAAGAATAACTAACCACATTATCACATTAATTGCCTTTGCGGACTTGCAGTACAGCGAGTTGTCTCCTGCAGAGCACTGAACTGTAGTGCCTACTAGACCAAATACACCGCTTCCACCAATTCCTTCACGTCGAGACATTTACTAGTAACTAATATTTTTACACAGTTGAGGCCTTCTTCGCCACCTTTGGGCGGTCCTCCTTGGGCGCCTTGGGCTTCTCCTCCTTGGGTGCCTTGGGCTTCTCCTCCTTGGGCGCCTTGGGCTCCTTTGGGGCCTTGGGCTCCTTGACTGGCTTGGGCTCGATGATGTAGTGACACTTCAGGTACGTCTGCATGTTCAGGAAAGTCAGGTCCTGGCCAGCTGGTACGTCAAGCAGCTTCTTCAGGGTGTCGTCCAGGTTCAGCTTCTGACCCTCCTTCAGGCCCTTCTCTGCCGCGTACTGGTTGATGCGGCGAGTTACATTCGCGCGAGAGATCTTGTCACCCTCTGGCAGGCTCAGAAAAGAACGCAGCGCAGGGGACACGTCCAGCAGCTTATTGAAGCCGTTGTTGGCGGCGCGGGCCGCCTGCTTCTCACCCTGGGGATCCTCCAGGTGCATACGGATCTTGCGGCACTCCTTGCGGACCGCCTCAAGCTGCTTGGACAGAGACTCAAGGGTAATAACAGTCTCGGTGGCCATTTCTACATATTCAGGGAACCTATGCTTTAAGTCAGTAGAACGGCGAAGAATATTACGAGCAAAATTGCCAAGACGATCTTGGTTGCTATATTCATAACCTTGAGACTGTTAAGCACATCTGGTACTCCAAGATTAGGATCTGGAATTGGTTCAAATTTTGTTTCAAATTTCAAAGCCAAAGGCTGCGTTGGCTCGGCACTCGTTGCGAGATTCTCATTGAACCCAGGAGGAAGGGTTCCTCCAAAAGTCTGTCTGAACTCGATGTCCTTTCTTGGCTCTTGACCAGGTTTTGTACCACATATAGGGGTGCAGCAGCCTATATCACAGGGATAAACTATTCCATTCTGTCTATTCACGTTAGCACATATGTAGTTTGTTGGGTCCATAGGATCCGTCAGGCACTGGCAACCCTTGGTTGTAAATTCGCTGCCACAGACCTGTGGATTCATCTATTAGTTAAAGAGGAAAATAGTTACATCTGGTATATGGAGTACAGCAAGCCCCAGAAGCTTCCAGATGGCCGTTACTTTCTGAAGATTGCTGGTCAGCGTCACCAGCTGAATGGCGTGACCCTGCTGGATGATATGACGACCAAGTCTCTGAACATTTCTCTTTCTCCAGACCATACAGCAATTTTCTCAACGATTGATGAGGAGATCCTGAGCCAGGCGAAGACCTCCAAGGTGGAGTGGTTTGGCAAGGAGCTTTCTGATGAGACCATCACGAATGCTTATCAGGAGAGCCTGACCGACGGCGTTCTCGGTGCGTCGCTGGCAACCGTCAAGGGTGAGATTGTGACGCGCGCCTATGATCGTCAGAAGACCATTGTTGAGCTTCAGGAAATCAAAAAGGATTCCCAGTGCGATGTTGTTATCGAGCTGTCCGGACTTTGGTTCCTCAAGAAGTCGTTCGGTCCAATCTGGCGCGTCATCCAGGTTCGCGTGCGTGGTTCCCCAGCACCCCCAGATTTTCCCAAGGATTATCTTTTCACGGATGACCCAGCCGAGGAGGAGGATCCGGCCGACTATGTCGATTGATCCTAAAAAAATATCCGCGACTTATAATAAATGGATCGTAAGAACCTGCTCATCATGATTATGGCTGCCGTGGTTCTGTTCCTTCTGTTCGCTCCCAAGTCCAGCGGCTTCGCGGCTTCCCACGCCATTCAGGGCGCGAACGTTCAGTCGGGTAACTCACCTATTGATGACCAGTCGGCGCCAGTCATGGGTGGATCGTATTCCACGGACTATAACAGCATCGACTCCGTGACCTCCGCCAGCCTGATCCCCCGCGAGGTGGTTCAGTCCGAGGACTTTGGCCAGTTCAGCCCAGAGAAGATTCTGACCAACCAGAACTACCTGGACCCACGCAGCCAGATTGGTTATCCAGAGACGCTGGGCGGTGTTCTGCGCAATGCCAACCGTAACATTCGCTCAGAGCCCATCAACCCCCGCACCCCAGTGAGCATCTTTAACCTCAGCACCATCCCCCCAGACACCATGCGCCCTAAGTTCGAGATTGGTAGCGAGTACAATTAGGGAGGGGAACTTTCAGTTCCCGCGCCTCGCGCCTTAAATGCTTCTAAAATTTCAAAACAAAAAGTAAATGGCCGACGAGCAGTTTGCCCGTGCTATGAATGAGTGGGTCGCCCTCAAGTCCCAGCTCGCCTCAGCGCGCAAAGATCTTACAGTGCTTAATAAGCGTGAGAAAGACCTTCGCGAGTTTGTCACCCACCACATGAAGACGCACGAGATTGACACCGTCAATGTCAAGGAGAAGGTCAAGGTGAATCTCAAGGTGAAGAAGACCAAGGGTGGTATCACCAAGGATGTCATTCTCAAGGGTCTCCGAACCTATTTCTCAGGGGATGAGGTTCGGGTCGAGGGAGCATTCAAGGCCATCCAGGACTCTGTTTCCACCAAGGAGAAGGCTTCTGTGAGTGTGTCAGGGCTGAAGGACGCTTAAGGATATGACCTCCTAAAACAATAAGTAAAAATGGGAATCAACGACGAGTACTCGCGTGATGCCTACAGCTACGAGCTCGCTTATGACTCGGACGAGTCTGGCGAGGAAGACCCCACTTTGCACCCAGAGGACTGGCAGGACTGGTACTCGGAACAGCTTCTGGATGCATGGATGAAAATCCGAAACTACGCAGATGATAATTACTTTAAAATTAATTCATCGTACAATCACTTCCTCGAGTTTGTCATGAATTCAGAAAACTATTACTCAAACGAAGATCCCGAGTATCACGTTGTTCTTCTTTGGAACTCCATCAAGGATATTCAGGTTATTAGCGAGAATGTCGAGGTTGAGAACTTTGTTGCTTGGGTGAATATTAATATTGAATATAATTAATGATTGATATCACTGGACCAAAGGTTCTCCTGCCAGCCATCCTGTTCGGCGTCCTAAGCCCCGGTATGCTGCTTTCTCTGCCTTCCCTTAATTTCGCATCAGGCGAGACTTCTTTTATGACCGTTGCGATCCACGCACTGGTGCTGAGCCTTCTTTATTACCTGATTGCCAAGTACTTCCTCAAGATCAGCCTGACCAAGGCTGATTTGATCGTGCCTGCAGTTCTCTTTATGCTGCTGAGCCCCGGTGTCCTGGTCACCATCCCTCCAGGCCTGTTCCGCAGCGGCACCACCGGCCCAGTGCCAGTCGTCGTGCATACATTCGTGTTCGCCCTGGCCTTTGCCGCCCTGCGTTCAACTTTCCCACAGTATTACTAGGCGCGTTCCCTTTCTCAATTTCAATTCAAAAATAAAACTAGATGAAGTGCCTAGCACTCGGCCCAGGTGCAATGGGTGTTTTCGTGTATCTAGGAACTCTTTATAAACTCAAAGAGACTGGCAGACTAGATGATCTCGAGGAAATATCGGGAGCGTCGGCTGGCAGTCTCGTTGGATTTTCATTCTTAATTGGTAATCAAAATATACCAAAAATTCTAGACCATTCTCTAGAAATAAATACAAAATCCCTTATGAAACCAAATATCAAGACTCTTCTGACAAACTATGGTCTAGTACCTGTTAGTAAAGTTAGGAAAGTCCTTTCAGATTTTTGTTTTAAATTTACAACCAAAATTGATATTACATTTAGGGAGCTCTATGAAATCAGTCCCATCAAGTTTCATGTTGCGGCATTCTGTGTGGATCTCATGAGGACCGAGTACTTTAGTATAGCCACCACACCTGATATGAGTGTCCTAGATGCCGTCTGTATGTCCATATCAGTACCATTTCTATTTTCCGCTACAAAATTAAATGGGTGGCACTATGTCGATGGAGCGACGGCCGAGGTCATACCCTGTGGTCCCTTTATTGGACGTCAGAGGAAGGACGTGTTCGCAATTAAACTCGCATGGTCGCGGTCAAATGAAATTAAGGATCTAAAAACATACGGACTTTCTATCATGTATTCTGCACTCAGGATGAGAGCCTCATATGACTTTCCAATTTTGGATATAGATTTGGAGGGATCTGACGTGTTCGATTTTGGTGCGGGAAATGAAGGCAAGTTGAGAATGTTTATGCTAGGCCAGTCTCAACAAATTTCTTGATAAAAAACAAATGAAGGCGGTGATTCGCTCAGGATACACCCAAGTTCGCAAGCGTATGAAGATTACCGTCCGGCGGAAGGACGGGACGAGCTACTCGTACATCCGCAAGGCGGGCAAGACCCGCGTGCGCGCCGTGCCCATCCCAGATGTGGGTGCGGCGGGCAAGGCCCCCAAGCTGATCGGCAAGCTGAAGAAGGGGATGCTGACGCAGTACGGCTACCACCCAGTAGAGGCCATGACCAACCGCCACAAGTCCCTCTCCAAGGGTATCTCACAGGGCGAGACCCCTCTGGCCGTCTCCCGCCGCCTGATCGCCATCAGCACCCTGACAAAGCGCACTGCACCCCGTGCGTCGCGCATCTATAAGCAGGACGCTAAATGGATCAAGTCCAAGTTCAAGTGGGGGTTTAAAATGTTTTCTAAAAAGTAGTAATGGATTACCTAAAGAAGACGGCTCCGGCGCCAAGTGGAGGTGGTGGGGTATTCGGAATATTTGCTCTTGTACTAGTGTGTCTAATTATCTGCACACTTGGATATCTCTTTCAGGCTGGAAAACTCACTGGATCTGCTGGATCCAAGGGCGATACGGGGGCTTCTGGTCCAGCGGGGCGGGCGGGGCCAGCTGGGCCAACTGGGCCAGTAGGACCTAAAGGACCGAATGGAACACCTGGGTCATCAGGCCCGGCAGGCCCAGTGGGAACGCAAGGCCCGGCAGGGGCGGCGGGTCCAGCGGGGCCTCCTGGTCCAGCGGGTCCAGCGGGGCCAGCTGGTATGAATGCATCTGCTTCCGCGGACGTAAAGACTTCGTCAGTTGCACCTGGACCTGGGCCTGAAAACCACAAAGCAATTCGCGAACTTCTTCAACAAATTCATCCACAAACAGTTGGCAAATGTGACGCTTTAGTTGGCGAATTGGCCAAGTGGGCAGCTGATAATGGATATTATGTAATTGCAAAAAAAGACGAATGCAAAATTGGAAGACACGAACACGGAAACAAAGATTTAGGATTTTGCAATAGTAAAAGTATCGGCTCCCCACCG